TGAAACTGATAAAGAGGACTACGAAATGACTACAGAATTCAAATCTTGGGACGAGTTGTCACAATTAGAACAAGCCCGGGAACTTTACTGGGACATGTACAAGGACGCTTACGGTGTTCGCCCACGTGGTGTTGACACCTCACACTGGACCCTTGAAGATTTTGAAGCTGAGTTCGAAGGACTTGGTGTAGCTATCGAGGCCGAAGAAAAGGTGCGTGTTGCGTCAGAACAACACGCAATTTTCTCTTTTGAGAAAAGAGTTAGTGACCTGATGTTTTCAGGTGCTAAGGACCGTGCAACAGCAATCCGCTGGATCCACGAAGCCGAGGACACCCGTGGCGATGATGAGTACTTATGCTATACATTGGGTTTGCCCTATATGTATTTTCGTAAGGTAGCATAATTTGACAATAAATGGTCATTGTGCTATAATACTTGTATTGATTAATTAACACACAGGAGAAACTATGTCAACGATTCGCATTCTTTCAGGCTCTTATCGCAAACAATCAGTAGTCAATACTGAGTTTACTCTAGTCAAGGGTTTTCAGACAGGCAAAAAAGGTGGTTATGTGACTGTTAAAAACGACGGTCAATTCGCAATCAACATCCCTGAGGTTAAGGTTCTTGTTGATAGTATTAGTGATATTGAATTTTTAAATGGAGCACAAGTGTTAGCAAATACAGTAGAGTTTAAAAAAGAAGCTGTTAAAGAAACAGATGAACAAGCAATGGACCGTATCGCAACACGTTTTGCGGTCCTCGATGAAATGTCTAAGGCATGTATCAGTGGTGATATTCGTGCTATGATTGTGACAGGTCCTGCAGGTATTGGTAAGAGTCATGGTGTAAACTTGCAAATGGAAAAAGCAAGTATGTTTGATAGACTTGCAAGCAAGAAAGTTCGCTTTGAAGTTGTCAAAGGTGCTATGTCAGGTATTGGCTTGTTTGCTAAGTTGTACAAATTTAGTGATGCTAAGAATGTTTTAGTGTTTGACGATTGTGATATCTGGGAAGATCAGGATGCTATCAATGTATTGAAAGGTGCATTGGATAGTGGCAAGACACGTAGAATTTCGTGGAATAAAGATTCACGTATTTTGCGTGAAGAAGGTATCCCTAACAGTTTCAACTTCAACGGCTCTATCATTTTCATTACAAACAAATCGTTTGATGCAAAGAAAGCCGGCAAGATGCAACCTCACTTAGATGCGTTGCAAAGTCGTTGTCACTTTCTGGACCTGACAGTTGATAGTGAGCGTGACAAAATGTTGCGTATCAAGCAAGTGCATCGTGATGCTGATGGCGGCTTGTTTGTTGACTATGATTTTACGCAAGAACAGACAGATGAAATCATGTCGTTCATTGACACTAATTGCAACAAATTGCGTGAAGTGTCCTTGCGTATGTGTTTAAAGATTGCTGACTTAGTTAAGATTAGTGCTAACTGGCGCGAACTTGCTAAAGCAACTTGCATGAAAGCATAACCCCTGCAGTGTGCGTAAGGGCAATGTCAATAAGTCCCTTTCGATAAGTTTTTCATTGTTTCTTTCTTTAAGTTAAATTTTCGGGGACTTCGGTCCCTTTTTTTTGCCTTTATACTTGTAAATACTTTGAACAATCTATATAATATAAAGATGGTAGAACTGAAAACAGCAGAACACATTGCCCACTTTATGATGGGTCATATTAGTCTTAGCAGATTTGATAAAAAATTTGTTGAAAGCCTACAGTCATTAAAACAGGTTACTACCAATCAAGTAGAATTGTTTTATAGAATCATATACAAATATAGACGACAATTGTGTAAACATGAATTGGATGCTGATGTATTAATTCATTTGCCATGGACCATGAAGGTAGTGGAAAGTGCTCCGCAGTATACCGATGGGCATATATCTATTGAAGATAATAAAATTATTTTCAAGTGTCCATATAGTAAAAATTTCATTGATACGTTTAGGAAAGAAGATACAAACACATTTGTTTGGGACAAAGAACGCAAGCAATACAGCACAGAATATAGTACCCATTCATTAAAGTTATTAATATACTCAGCCAATAAGTTTTTTAAAAATGTACACTATTGTGATGTTGTGACTGGGTTACTTGATACAATAAAACAATACAAGGATGTTAAATACTGGCAACCTACACTTACTAGTATTAATGGTAATCTGTATATTGTAGCAACCACTGAACAATTAGATGAAGCACTAGGTGATATGGTATTAGATACTACACCACCTACATTGTCTAAACTAGTTTATCACGGAGTACATATTGATGAATCAATTTGTGATGTTGATGATGAGAGACAAAAATTCATATCCAATCGTGTTTATGAAATGGAAATAATTGATGCACTAAATATAGTACCCTGGCTAGTAGAAATTGGTTGCGATTATGTAGTATTCACTGGCAACAAATTATTACCTGAGGTTAGAAAAAATCTCAGAGAAAAAATATTAAACGCAAATATAAAAATTGATCTTGAGTCTAGATGGATTTACAATTCAAAAGAGCAAGAATCTAATAATTATAATTTCCCTGTTGTAATTAGGTTTAGAACAAGCAGAGATTTTAGTTATGATGAACCAATCAAGGCTGGTAAGATAGTACAGCTAGTTAATTCCCAACCGATCGATATTAAATGAAACAATGTAAAATTATAGTTAAAGATGAAGTCAATGTAAAGATTGAGGGCCTAGAATTAAGTGAGCGTAAAGCATTGATGAAGATGTTTGAGTTTGAAGTTCCGGGCGCACGTTATTTACCTAGTGTACGATTAGGTAGATGGAATGGTAAGACAAGTTATTTTAGTTTAAGTGGTAGTACATACATTAACTTACTACCAGAGATTCTTCCTGTACTTGACCGGGCAGATTATGATATTGAACTAGAAGATACTAGAGAATACTCAACTACATTCAGTTTTACTGAAGTGTCCGAGGATACATTCAAACATAAGAATTGGCCTAAAGGTCATCCGATGGAAGGTCAACCCGTCGTATTGCGTGACTATCAAATTGAGATTATCAATAACTATTTGAAGAACCCACAGTCACTACAAGAGATTGCAACTGGTGCTGGCAAGACATTAATCACAGCCGCACTATCAAGTTGTGTAGAACAGTATGGTCGTAGTATTGTTATTGTTCCTAACACTAGCTTAGTCACACAAACAGAAAAAGATTATATTAACTTGGGTCTAGACGTAGGTGTCTATTATGGTGGACGCAAAGAATATGACAAGACACATACAATTTGTACATGGCAAAGTCTAGGTAACATGTTGAAGAAAACTAAAGCCGATGAAGCAGAAGTTCCATTTCAAGACTTCATTGAGGGTGTTGTTTGTGTGATTGTTGATGAGGTCCATCAAGCTAAAGCCGATGTACTTAAGTCATTACTAACAGGAGTGATGAGTCAGATTCCATTACGTTGGGGATTGACTGGAACTATTCCTAAAGCAAAAGCTGAATCAATGTCATTGACTGTTAGTTTAGGTCCAGTGATTAATCAATTATCAGCCAGCACATTACAAGAAATGGGTGTGTTATCACAATGCCATGTTAACATTGTTCAACTGCAAGATGGTATGGAATTTACAAACTATCAAAGCGAACTTAAGTTCTTAACCAGTGATGGATTGAGGATGCAAAAGATTGCTGAGTTAGCAAACACAGTTAAAGATACAGGCAACACATTGATACTGGTTGATCGTATTGAAGCAGGACAATTGCTTCATTTGAAACTAGAAGAATTGGGTGTACCGGAAGATAATGTAGTGTTTGTATCAGGTGGAACCAAAGGTAGTACTAGAACAGAACACTATGACGATATTGCTACAGCTACTAATAAAATCATCATTGCTACTTATGGTGTAGCCGCAGTTGGTATTAATATTCCACGTATCTTTAATGTGATGCTATTGGAACCAGGTAAATCATTCGTTAGGGTAATTCAAAGTATTGGTCGTGGCATTCGTAAAGCAGAAGATAAAGACTTTGTGCAGATTTGGGACATTACATCAAGCTGTAAATTTGCTAAACGACATTTAACACAACGTAAAGCATTCTATAAGGATGCGAACTACCCGTTTGATGTTGAAAAACTGAAGTATAAATGATATAATTACAACATGCGTATATTAACACTTGAAAACGAATTCTATAACTTAGAAACACTACCTGAGGAAATCGATGACCTCCGCTTTGCAATACTTGATAATAGTAATCCTGCTAACGTTGATTATCATTACATACCGTTAATCTTTTTAGAAAGTTTTAGTGCTCCTGCACTTGTACTAAAGATTGGTGACAAAACAATTAAGATGCCAGTTGATTGGCAAATATTGATTGGCGAAAAAGAACACGGCGACTTAGAGACATTGCCTCTTACTAGTATTAACGACCGAGGATTCAATGCATTTGAGTTCAATCCATTGACAAGTTTTAGTCCTAGCTTCTTACCTATTGAGATTGTAGACATTTACCATGACGTAACATGGTATGCTCCTCGATTAAAGAACGGACAATTCTTATGTGTACCCATTGATGATGGTCCCAAACCACGATGTGTATACTTTGTTAAAGAGATTAGTCGTAACTGCGAGATTGTAGATTATAGTCAGGCATTCTAATGGCAACTAAAAAAGCATCAGTACCAGTTGATGAGAAACTAGAGAATCAAGACTTTGACTTGTTTGAAGCACTTGCGGCATTAGACAAGAAAGACTATGGTTACTATGATAGACTAAGCGAAGACCAGCGTAAAAAGTTTGTGCCATTCATGTTGATTCAATGGATGAGTGCTGTTAAAGGTTCTAGTGATGTACAGAACTATTACTTACAAAGCATTGACTATCATGCTAACAAATATCTATTCAATGAATATGTTTACAAGAACCCTAAACTACAGTGGTTGATGTTATGTGCAAGTAGCCCTGGCTTAGGTAAACAGTTTCATCAGTGGATACCTAACATCAGTCTCAAAGTAAGTAGATTACAAGCACCGGCTAAGATTAAAGATATACGAGAATATTACAAGAAGATATATCCCAAAGCAAATAGTAGTGACATTGAAGAAGTAAGTCAGGTCTTTGTAGACAATCACAAGAAGAAATGTCGTTTAGCAGAATTGTTCCCTAACATGAAGCAAGCAGACATTGAAGTAATGAGCGAAGTTATAACAGAAGAACAGATACGAGAATATGAAAGAGACCTCGGCAACTGATGAGCC